ACCCGTTCTTCTTCAAGCCAATCCAAGACGGTATGGACAGACCCAAAACAGAAATTGCGTTCAGAGTCCCAGCGTCAAAACTTACCAGACGGAGTATCACGAGCACAGACAAACCAGAGGATCTACAAGGTTTGGACACCACCATTGACTGGAAAAACACTGGAGACAACTCCTACGATGGGGAGAAACTCAAACTCCTTGTACATGATGAATCAGGGAAGTGGGAAAGACCGAACAACATACTCAACAACTGGAGGGTCACGAAAACAACCTTAAGATTAGGTAGTAGAATAATTGGTAAATGTATGATGGGATCCACCTCTAACTCATTAGATAAGGGTGGTGAAAATTTTAAGAAACTGTACAAGGATTCAGATGTAAAAAAAAGAAATAGGAATGGTCAGACTGGTTCTGGTTTATATTCTTTGTTTATACCAATGGAGTGGAACTACGAAGGGTTCATAGACAGATTTGGTCAACCAGTTTTTGACACACCTGAAGAAGAAACTAAAGGTCCTCATGGGGACTACATAGATATAGGTATATTAGAGCATTGGCAAAACGAGGTAGATGGATTAAAGAAAGATCCTGATGGGTTGAATGAGTTTTACAGACAATTTCCCAGAACAGAAGAACATGCTTTTAGAGATGAAACAAAAAATAGTATATTTAACTTAGCAAAAATATACGAACAAATAGATTACAATGAGGGTGTTGGTAATAGCTCTGCTATAACAACTGGTAACTTTCAATGGGTTAGTGGAATAAAAGATTCTAAAGTTATATTTTATCCAGACAGAAACGGTAGGTTCAGTGTTAGTTGGATCCCACCATCTCATTTACAAAACAAAGTAATACAAACACCTCAAGGTAAGAAACCGGGTAATGAGCACATGGGTGCTTTTGGTTGTGATAGTTATGATATTTCAGGAACTGTTGACGGTCAAGGATCTAAAGGTGCACTTCATGGATTGACTAAGTTTTCTATGGAGGATGCACCACCTAATCATTTTTTTCTAGAATATATAGCTAGACCTCAGACTGCTGAAATCTTCTTTGAAGATGTATTGATGTCATTGATATTTTATGGTATGCCAATACTAGCAGAGAACAACAAACCAAGACTTCTTTATTATTTAAAAAGAAGGGGGTACAGAGGTTACTCAATGAATAGACCTGATAAGATTTGGAACAAACTATCAACAACAGAAAAAGAGATAGGTGGTATACCAAACTCAAGTGAAGATATAAAGCAAGCACATGCTGCTGCTATTGAAATGTATATACAAGGTCATGTTGGATCACTCCAAGATGGTAATTATGGTAGCATATATTTTAATAAAACATTAAATGATTGGTCTAAATTTGATATAAATAACAGAACTAAATTTGATGCTTCAATTAGTAGTGGGTTAGCTATTATGGCATGTAACAGACATCTTTACAGTCCAAGAGCAGATCTTCAAAAACAAAAAGTAAATATTAGTATAGCTAAGTATCAAAATAAAGGTATGGCATCTAAAATAATTAAAGAACAATATGGCTGATTCAATTAATAAAAGTTATTTCCCTAGTCAAGTAGCCAGTGATCTCGAAAAGATGAGTTCTGAGTATGGACTTAAAGTTGCTAAAGCCGTAGAAAGAGAATGGTTTTATGGTGACAGGGGATCTCATAGATTTAAAAATAACTTTGATAATTTTCATAGATTAAGACTATACGCTAGAGGAGAGCAATCTGTTCAAAAATATAAGGATGAGCTTTCTATAAACGGAGACTTGTCCTATCTTAATTTAGATTGGAAGCCAATACCCATCATAGGTAAGTTTGTAGATATTGTTGTTAATGGTATTGCAGAAAGAACCTACGATGTAAAAGCACATTCTCAAGATCCTTACGGAATAAGTAAGAGAACAGAGTACATGGAAGGCTTATTAGCTGACATGAGAACTAGAGAGTTAAATGCTTTCACTAAGCAAGCGTTTGGTGTTGACATATCTAATACTCCTGAAGAAAAATTACCAGACTCTGAAGAAGAGTTAGCATTACACATGCAGCTAACTTACAAGCAGGCAATAGAGATAGCCGAAGAACAAGCTATAGCTGTTTTGTTTGATACTAATAAATATGAATTAACAAAGAAAAGGTTTTATTACGATCTAACTGTATTAGGTATTGGTTGTGTTAAAAACACTTTCAGTACATCGGAAGGTGTAAAAATAGAATACGTTGATCCTGCTAATTTAGTATATTCGTATACAGAATCTCCTTATTTTGAAGATATATATTACGCTGGCGAAATAAAGACAATTCCAATAAACGAATTAAAAAAATCCTTCCCCAATCTTACTCAAGAAGATTTAGAAGAAATAGAAAGTCAACCAGCTATATCTTCAATCCCCAACAACAGAGCTATATACGATAGACACGACAACAATCAAATAGATATTCTTTACTTTAATTATAAAACCTACATGAATGAGGTTTATAAAATAAAAGAAACATCAACAGGTGCCGCTAAAGTAATAGTTAAAGATGATTCATTTAATCCTCCAGTAGAGCTTTTAGATGATAAGTTTGAAAAAATATCTAGATCAGTAGAGGTGTTGTATGAAGGTGTTTTAGTATTAGGTACTAAGAAGCTTCTTAAGTGGGAGATGGCAACAAATATGATGCGACCTAAAAGTGACAACACTAAGGTTAAAATGAACTACTCTATAGTTGCACCAAGGATGTACAGAGGGCGCATAGAATCGCTCGTAGGGAGGATAACTGGTTTCGCTGACATGATACAGCTTACTCACCTTAAACTTCAACAGGTGATGTCTAGAATGATCCCTGATGGGGTGTATCTAGATGCTGATGGTATAGCCGAAGTTGATCTTGGTAATGGGACAAATTATAATCCTCAAGAAGCGTTAAACATGTTCTTTCAGACTGGTAGTATTATCGGTAGATCACTAACATCTGATGGTGATATGAATCCGGGTAAAGTACCTATTCAAGAAATTACTAGTGGTAACGGTGGAGCCAAAATGCAAAGTTTAATTCAAAACTACAACTACTATCTACAGATGATAAGAGATGTAACTGGTTTGAATGAAGCTAGAGATGGTAGCATGCCAGACAAGAATGCTTTAGTGGGTGTACAAAAACTTGCAGCAGCAAATTCTAACACAGCAACTAGACATATATTACAGTCTGGTTTATTCCTAACAGCTGAAACAGCAGAGTGTTTATCACTTAGAATATCTGACATAATAGAATACTCCCCTACAAGAGAAGCTTTTATACAAAGCATTGGTGTACATAATGTAGCTACACTTGAAGAATTAAACAATCTTCATATACATGACTTTGGAATATTTATAGAACTAGAGCCTGATGAAGAAGAAAAACAGTTGCTTGAAAATAACATACAAGTAGCAGTTGCTCAGAAAGGTATAGATTTAGAAGACGCTATAGATTTAAGACAAATTAAAAACGTTAAGCTTGCAAATCAACTACTCAAGATAAGAAGGAAGAAGAAAATAGAAAGAGATCAGTTGATGCAGCAACAAAATATTCAAGCACAAGCACAAGCTAATGCACAAGCTCAACAAGTGGCTGCACAAGCCGAAGTGCAAAAACAACAATCTCTTGTACAAATTAATTCTCAACTAGAACAATTAAAAGCTCAGTTAGAATCTCAAAAAATGCAACAAGAAGTTTTTGCTAAAAAAGAACTTATGCAATTGGAGTTTCAGTATAACTTACAACTCAAACAATTAGAAACTTCTGGGGTAAGAAGTAGAGAAGAAGAAAAGGAAGATCGTAAAGATAAAAGAACAAAAATACAAGCATCTCAACAATCTGAATTAATTGATCAAAGAAAAAACGAGAAACCACCTAAAAACTTTGAGTCAACAGGTAATGATATAGTTAACGGTAATTTTAATTTAGGTGGATTTAGCTTAAACAAATAAAAAATAAAACAAAAATAAAATGAGTATAAATTCAAGTGCAACAGCATATAATTTTGGACAACTAGGTAGTGTTCATTGCAAAACAGCAACACCTGTAGTTCCACCACAAGGTATGGTAATAACTGCTATTCAATTTTTAGCAGACAACACTCCTAGTATTTTAAGAAGTGAAAACTTAGGAGCTACAGGACCAAACTTTTTTTCAACAGAAGCAGCAGATCATATTAATTTTAATGGAGTAGTAGAGGTTGATGTTACTGATGGAACTTATGCTGCTGGAGCCAACATAACTATAGCTTCTGCTGACACTAAAATTAAAGTAGGGCAATATGTTTTACTTATCGCTCAAGCAAATAGTACTACTTCTGGAATAAATCTTGATGCAGAAACTCCAGTTCCAATATATGGTGGACCTAGTAATCAAGGAGTTTTTGTAACTGCTTACAATAATACAACTACATCTTTACAACTTAGTGCTCAAATAACTCCATCAAGTCAAAGTTTAGTTTTTTTAGATAACTATAATGGAGCAGGTGGTAATCAGGCTGATGGTATTGTATATCCTAAAGGTCTTACAATAGTAGGTAGATGGACAACAATGACTCCTTCTGCTGATACAACTGGTGGTGGTGTAATCTGTTACTTTGGATATTAATGCCGGGGCTAGGATTAAGTTTATCAACATTTCCCGGAGCCGTAGCAGCAGCAATAGAGGATTACGTATGGAGTATTAGTGGTAATGATCTAAGTCCAATAGATGGTATTGCTTATGACTTTAGTGATTCATGGGATGTAACTAGTACAGAGATGACACCTGCAGTTTCACCCGGTGAAGAAGGGTATTGGAACGTAGATGCAAACGGAGATTTAACACCAAAATAAAACAATAAAACAATGGCAATAACATATACATGGGACACAAAAACTGTAGACACCTACCCAACAAAAAGCGGTGAATCAGATGTAATATTTAAGGTTTGGTGGAATCTACATGGTGTAGATGATACTACTGAAAAAAACTCAGCTTACACTACAGGTGCAGTTAACTTAGACACTTCAGATCTTTCTAGTTTCACTGCATTCGCAGATGTAACAGAATCAGATGTAGATGGTTGGGTTCAAGCAGAAATTGGTGCAGATCAAATAAATATTTACAAAGGTATTATTGAAGCTGAGATAACGGAAAAAGCTACACCAACTGTTGTCAGAAAATATATTGGTGAATAAAAAAAATAAAACAAAAAGAACATGGCAACAAAAAACATAGTACCCAACGCTGATACGGAAGGTCAATTAGGAACATCAACTAAAGGATGGGGAAAAATATTTCTCGGAGGTGATGCTGCTAATATTGATGTTAATAATGTATCAGGAACTAACACAGCAGGTAAAAGTTTAACATTAATATCAGGGGCATCAACAGGTAGTGGAGCAGGTGGAAGTATAGTTTTTCAAACTGCAGCAGCCGGAGGATCTGGTACTAGCGTTAATTCTCATGCTACTGTATTAACTTTAGATAGTGCAAAACTTGCAACTTTTACTGGAGGATTAGATATTGCAGGTGCTGTTGATATTGCCGGAGATTTAACTTTATCAGCTGGAGCAGATGGGGCTCTTAACTTTAGCGCAGCTAGTTCAATAAAAATATTAGATAACTCCGCAACTTCACTTGTAATTGAAGAAGCAGACACTGCTTATATGACTTTTGTTACAACAAATAGCTCAGAAGCAATTAAATTTGACAAAGCATTAGATATAAATGCAGCAGTTCAATTAGATTCAACTTTAACAGTTGGAGTTAATGACACTGGTTATGATGTTAAGTTTTTTGGAGCTACATCTGGTAAATCATTATTATGGGATGAAAGTGCAGATTCTTTAATTGTAACAGGTACTACAGATCTTATTGGTACCACTAACCTAGACATTGTAGATATAGACGGTGCTGTAAATATTGGAGCAGAAGTTACTTTAGCTGCTGCTAATAAAATAATTTTTAATGATGCTAGTCAGTTTATTCACGCATCTAGCAATGCAATTTTAAATCTTGGTGCAACAGATGAAATTGATTTAACGGCTACAGTTATTGATGTTAATGGTACAATGGATGTTAGTGGTAATGCAACTTTTGGAGGAAAAATATCAGTAAACACAGGAAATGCTGTACTTTCAAACTTTGGGAGTACGTCAATTGGGACTACTAACACTAACTATACGGGAATTTCTTTAGGTTATTCAGAACCTGCTTCTTATACAAAAACCGCTATTGTACAAGAGCAAATAGGTGATGGTGCGGCAAGAGGACACTTACATTTTTTAGTTGATACATCAAATGATGGAAATAATGCTACGTTAGCAGACAGTAAAATGAATATTCATGGAACAACGGGTGATGTAAACATAACTGGGGGTCTTTTAACTATAGCAGATGATTTAATTATAAAAACTGGTGGTACAATTGGTGGTGCTAGTGATCCTGATTTGTTGACTTTAGCAGATCAATCATTAACTGTCGCAGGTAAAATTAAAGCAATATCAAATACTACTTCTGCACATCCTGCAACAGTTTCATTAGGAATAGCTGCTAATGGAACTGGTGGTGGTAACAGGCAGTTTGATGCTAGTTTTTCAGATGAAACTACAAGTTCATTTACTGGAACTGATAGCGCAGATCAAGGATATGGTTATTTTGCAGCAACAATAGTAAGTGGGAGAAATTACACAATATTATTTAAAAGCATTGTATCGAATGGTACACTTGGAACTATAATAACGTCAAATGGTCTTAATTTTGCGACCGACATCGTTCAATCTTTAACGCTACCACCGGTTGCAGTATATAATACTGTAACTTTTACGGCATCTGCAAATGCAACTCATTTAGGATTTGCTGGATACCGAACAGGAGGAACTATGTCATTAGCTATCTCAGATGTTGTTCTTTTTGAAGGAATTGCTGATGTGAATGTAGGAATGCTTACAGCAAATTCCACATTATTAGGAAATCCAACTTTTTCAGGTAAAACAACATTTGTCAATAATACTCATAATCAAATAACTATAAAAGATGTAAACGCCTCTATTACACTTGGTGCAGAAGATGGGGTTGTGGCTGGTCTAGGTTTTTCTGAAGACGCAGATAAACAATGGTTTCTTGGTCCTCACCAACCCGGATCTACTGGATTTACTACAGACTTTAGAATTTCACAAAGGGATGGAGGAAGTTGGACTAATAGAGTTAGAATAGCAACGGGGGGTGATGTAACTTTAGGTACAGGTAACCTAGTAATAGGTACAGCAGGTAAGGGTATTGATTTTAGTGCAACATCTGATGGAGGTGTTTCTACGCCTAGTGAACTTTTAGATGATTACGAAGAAGGTACTTGGACGGGTACGATGTCAGGCGATGGGGTAGGAAATACTGCCACGGGTACTTATGTAAGAATTGGAGACTTAGTATATATTCAAATTTATTTTGCGGCAAAAAATATAAATAGTGCGGGTAATGCAATTATAACGGGAGTACCTTTTAGTGCTAATGTAACTTCAAGTTTAGGTTATAGCGTTATAAGTTATATACACGGAACATCAATATTGAACTGTAAAGGGGGATACGTTGCGGCTACTGCAATTTACAACACTATTGACAATAGTACTAATCAGTCTACTTGGGTAACGGGAATTGGTAAATCCGGAATGTGGGGCGGTACATATAGAATAAATTAAAATTATGAGTTTAGAAAAAGCTTGGTAGTACATAAAAAAAATACATTCAGTAGGTTCTGGGTGCGGACAAACAAATAAATAATAATACAATGGCAATAACAAAAGAAACAAAAGCAGATAAAATAGAAGTAGTTAATGATTGGAATGTTCAAGTAAGAACAGCTACAATTATTAAAGAAGATGATTTTGAATTAACAAGGTCTTTTCATAGACATGTATTACAACCATTCAGTGCTTCAGTTCAAGATCCTGATGATGACAGTTGGACACATACAGATACAGATATTTCAGGTGAATCAGCACAAGTGCAAGCAATAGCAACTGCCGCATGGACGGATGATGTAAAAGCTGCATACAAGACTTGGAGAGAAGCACAAACTAATCCTTAAAGATTAATATGGGGACAAAACACGTAGTCCCAAGAGCCGAAGGTCAAGGTGGTATAGGTACCGCTACCCTAGGTTGGGGAGAATTATTTATTACAAACACTACAAATGATAGTGCCACTCAAGGGGGTAAGTTAACACTTACCTCTAATGATGGTGATGCTATGCAAAGTGGTAGTAGACTTGGA